AGCGGCCGAAGACGGCCTGCTCGAGCTGGGCCACCTCGGCGCGGCGGAAGTCGGTGCGCACGTCGGGCGGGTAGACCGGCCCCACCTGCAGCACCTCGCCGCCCTCGAACACCAGCAGGTCGTTCTGTGCCGGGGTGAACTCTCGCTGGTCGAAGATCACCGCGGTGGGCAGGGCGTATCGCTCACCATAGCCGTCGGCCCCCTGCAACTCGCCAAGGGCCCCACGGCTGTAGTGATAACGCACCCGCTCGGCGCCCCGCAGGGTGCCGTCGGGGGTCAGGTGCAGACAGCCCACGGCCATCGTCTCGTGGACGATGCCGCGGGCGGCACGAATCTGGTCGCGCCAGGACACTAGAGGTCCTCGAGTCCGTCACCGGCCGGAGTTTCGCCGGCCTTGGGCTCGCCGGGCTTCTTGCCGCTGGCCTTGGCCGGGGCCTTGGCCGGGGCCTTGGCCGGGGCCTTGTCCTCGAGCACCTTGACGGCGCCGGCCGCGGTGAGCTGCTCCAGCTCCTTGCCGGTGGACTCGAACTCGCTACCGGGCTTGATCACTTCCTGCTCGCCCTTGCGCTTGCCGGGGCGGTGGACGGTGTGAATGGCTTGTACCTTGGCCATGGGGCTCTCCTGATTGGTAGGACGGAACGGCCCGGGCGAACCCGGGCCGGTGTGGCCGTTACTCGTTGATGACCTTGGCCACCAGCGAGTTGTTCGGGCGCATCGGCACCATGAGCGGGGCCGACTGGGTCATGAGCCACAGGCCCGCCGGGTCCTCCTGCTCCCACATCTTGGGGAACATGGACGCCGCCTGGTAGCCGGCCTTGCGGTCCATGATCGCGCCGAAGCAGCGCACGCCACGGATGCCGGGGCCCACCAGGGCGATGCTGTCCGGGTCCATGATGTCGACCTGGTCGCCGTTGGCGTCCTCGTAGTAGCCGGAGTAGGCCACCACGCGCAGACCGCCGGCGAACTGGCCGAGGTACTCGACCTCCTCGCCGCTGCGGATGCCGATGTTGAAGCTGTTGCCCTCGGTGCCGCGGATCTGGGTGTCGAGCAGCTCGCGGACGCCCTCGTCGTTGAGGAAGTGGGTGACCACGTTCTTGCCCAGCACCAGGGTGGTGGTGGCGCCGCCGAACTTGGCGCGGCGCACCTGCTCCCGCCAGGCGTTGAGGTTGCCCTTGATGTCGGCGCCCGGCTCGTTCCAGCCGGAACCAGCCGCCAGAGTGACGGTGTGCCCGGGGTCGCGCTGGAAGTCGACCAGGGTCTCCGGGTAGTCATCGCCCACCAGGGTGATCTTGGCGTCGAGCACCGCCCGGGCCGCCATCACTTCCCAGCGGCGCTCGATGGCCCCGCGGTGGGTGCCGAGGATGTCGGCGATGATCGCGTCCTCGCGGGCCTGCATGCTGGCGCTGCCCCCCAGGGCCTCGCCGGGGCGCCGCTTGATGGCGCGATCCGGGGTGACCGGGTCCTTGGGCTTGAGGTAGGCGCTGCGGAAGCGCTTGGCCTCGGCGGCGCGCTTGTAGATCGGCACGCCTTCCGCGGTGGGGATCACCAGCGGCGCCAGGGTACGGTGGCCCTCGATCTTCTCGAGGTCGATCCACTCGGAGTCGAAGCGCATCTCCTGGCCGAACGCGAGGTCCAGCCAGAACGACGGCATCGGGTCCAGGTGTTCCTGGACTTCGAGCAGCGTGTGGGTGTCATACATGTTGAACGCCATGTCGGTGGCCTCCTGTTAGCGCATCTTTTTCAGTGCGATGTTGCTGACCGAAGGCTCGCCGACGGCGGCCATCATCTTGGCTTCGGTGTCGAAGCTGGCATCCCAGGCCAGGCGGTCCGGGTTGAAGCAGCCGGACCAGTAGCAGGGAATGTCGGCGGTCTCGCCGACGCCGGTGGTGACGGCGACCATGCTGATCGCGACCACGGTGCCGAGCGCCCCGGCGCCGCCGGAGACGGCGGGGACCAGGTTGCCGCTGCCGTCGCGGGCGAGCGGCGTCAGGGCCGCGATCTCCTGCTCAGCGGCGACGGTGCCCTTGTCGGTGTGGACCCGGCGCTCGCCGGTGAACAGCGGGACGTCCGTGAAGCTGTCGCCGTTCTCGTAGGCCGCGATGCCGGCCCGGGTGGTATCGAGTTGAGACATGGTCATCTCCTCCTGGGGTTAGGCAGTCTTGCGGCCGGTGACGGCCTGGAAGGAGGCCAGGATGCGCTGGGCGTCCGACATCTCTTCGCCGCTGTCGGCGCCGTCCGGGGTGATCCCGGGGTTGCCGGTGTTGATCATGGCCTGCTCGAAGGCGCCGCCCTGGGGCTGCTGCGGGGCCGGCGCCTGAGCCGCGGCCGTCTCCTCGGGCAGATCGGCCAGGAACGCGGTGGCGTCCGCGGCGGACATGCCGGTGGTGAAGGCCAGCTTGTGGGCGGTGGCCGGCCGGGCCTTGGCCTGATCGCTGTTCATGATGGCCTGGATGCGTTCACGCTCGGCGGTGGCGCCTTCTGCGCGAGCGGCATCGAGGTCTGCCTGGGTCACCGCCGGGGCGGTTTCCTTCGGGGTCTGCTCGGTGCTCATGGTCATGGCTCCCTGGGGTTTCTCTTTCAGCTCGTCGATGAAGGCGGCCAGCGCCTCGTGAGGGGCTTGAACCGCATCCGCCAGCCCGATCTCGAGGGCGTCCTGGCCGGTGTAGGTGAGGGCCTCGGTGGCCCGTACCGCCTCCGGCGTCAACCCACGGTTGCGTGCGACGGTGTTCACGAACTCATTGTAGAGCCCGTCGATCCGCGCCTGCACCCGATTTTTCACAGAATCACCCATCGGTTGAAACGGATTGCCGTCGACCTTGTGCTTGCCGGCGTGGATGAAGGTCACCGCCAGGCCGACGTTCTCCAGCATCTTGCTGAGGTCCACGTGGGCGGTCAGCACGCCGATGGAGCCGACGCCCCCCGTGCGCGCCAGCACGACCTTGTCGGCGGCGCTGGCCAGTGAGTAGCTCGCCGAGTAGCTGTTCTCGTCGACGATGGCCACGCTGGGCTTGGTCAGCTTCGCCAGGTCGTCCACCAGGTCGAAGTTGCCGGCCACCTCGCCGCCGTTGGAGTTGTGCAGGTAGACGATGCCGCGGATCTCCTCGTCGGCCTCGGCCTGCAGCGCCGCCAGGCGGATGTAGTCGTAGCCGGTGGCGTAGCTGTCGCGGGCCATGGAGCCGTGCAGCAGCGAGCCGCGGATCGGGATCACCGCCACGTTACCGAGCCGGGCGAAGGCCACGTCCGCGCTGGCCGTGCCGTAGCGGCGGTCGAGGTCGAAGGGGCCGGCCTGGGCGTCGGGGTCGGCGTACTGCTCGGCATGCTGAGCGTGGCCGCGCAGGCAGGTGGCCAGCCACGCCTCGCTGCCCGGCTGCAGCAGGGCCGGCTGGTTGGCGAAGCGGCCGATCATCGGGTGCGCCTGCAGCAGGGCGCCGGGGTCGAGCTGGTGCATGTCACTCCTCCGTGCCGGTGCTGGTGTCGCCGGCGATGTCGTTGGGGGCCTTGCCCGGGGTGGCGGCGTCGAGGGCCAACCCTTCGGCCTCGATCAGGCGCTGCTCGCGGCCCCGCTGGCGCAGCACGTCGCGGTAGTCTTCGCCCAGGCGCGCCACCTCCCGCTCGTGGGTGGAGAGGTTGTACTTGATCCTCAGCGCCGCGGCTTGCGTCTCCTTGAGCTCGTCGATCTGGCCGCGATGCGCGCCGATCCAGTCGCAGGCGGTGTAGGCGTCCATGTTCTGCCCCTCGTAGGGGTTGGGCGCGTCGGGCGAGAGGCTCTTGATCTCGCCGCGGTTGATCGCCTCCTCGAACCACAGCCGGAAGATCAGGCTGGCGAAGCGGTCGGCGACCATCTTCTTGCGCGCCTTCATGTGTTTCTCGGTCTCGGCCGCCGCCGCCCGGGCGGAGGAGTAGTTGGTGCTCGAGTAGTCCTTCGAGAGCTGCTCGTAGCTGACCCCCAGGCTCGCGGCGATATGGCGCAGCAGACTCTGCTCGAACGAGGTGCCGACCCCCTTGGGGTCGCCGGCCTGGTTGATCTTGAGCTTGGTGCCCGGGAACAGGTGCGGGATCCGCACGCCGTCGATGTTGAGCCCCTTGGCCCCGGCGGCGTACTCGGACAGCGCCGCCATCCAGGGGTTGAGGGCGTCGCGGAAGCCGGTGCCGCCGCCGAGCGCCGCATGCACCGCCTCCGGGGGCATCTCGCTCTCGATGCTCGCCGCGTAGGTGGCCGCCAGCACCGCCTGCTGCAGGGTCACGTCGCGGAACTTTCGGGTCATGCGCATCTCTTTCAGCGCGCCGACCATCTGGGTGATGCCGCGGTTCTGGCCGGGCATGCCCTGCTCGAGGATGTGCAGCACCTGCAGGCGCCCCCACGGCTTGCGCCACGGCACCCGGCGCCAGGTGTAGGCACCTTGGTCCCAGTATTCGCTGGGGTGGGCCTGGCGGATGTGCGCCGCCTGCGGGGCGCCCCAGCGGTCGAGCTCGATGCCCTGGCGCAGGCGCGGGCTGTCCGGGCTGCCGTCCGGGTTGGAGAGCCGGCTGGGGCTGATCATCTGGATGGCGGTGCGGTAGGGCCGGCGGGCCTCGCGGATCCACTCGGCAGTGGCCAGGGCCTCGCCGTGGGCCAGATGCACCGCCACCGCCAACCGGGTCAGCCCGGTGAGGGTGTTGCGGCGCTGGGCGTCGATCCAGCACTCCGGGCTCTCGGCGTAGAGGTTGAACTTGGCCTCGACCTCCTCCTGGAACGCCTCGGCCCACTCCTCGGAGAGCCCCAGCACCTTGAAGTTGGGGCGCGCGTTGAGCCGGAAGTGGCTGCCCACGATGGAGTCGCGCAGGATGTCCGCGCCGTTGGCCAGGTAGGCGTCGTTGCGGATCGAGTCCTGGGCGCGGGCGTCGGCCGCGCGCTTGGCGCGGCCGATGGCCACGTCCGGGGCCAGGTCGGCCGGGTTCCAGGCCAGCAGCGACTGCTCGAGCTGTCGCGCGCCCTCGTAGCCGCCGTGGGCCTGCGGGGCAGGGGCCGGCTCGAACGCCAGGTCAAACCCGGCCAGCTCTTGTTGCGTCACGGCGGTCATAGCGGCGTCCTCAGAAATAGGGAATCAGCGGGCCCGCGGCCGAGCTGCCGAGCTGCCGTTTCAGGTCCTGGATGTAGGCGGCCAGACGGGTGGCGTTGATCGCGGTGAACTCCACGCGCTCGCCGTTCTGGTCGACCACCACCCGGGCCGACTGCCCGGTCATCAGCCGGTGGTACTGCATCTCGGCCTCGGCCAGTTTCTCGGTCAGGGTCATGCCAGCGCCTCCGCGAATTTCCTGAAATCGTAACCACCGCTGGTTGATACCTCAAACGG